AAACTCAACTATTTCACCCTGTATCCAATCAGCATCTGTTTTAAAGTAAGTTATTCCTATTTCATCTTCTTCTTCTATTACAGTAATTCCAACTGAGTTAAGCTTATCTACTATAAGTTTATTTATACTAGGCATTTCCTAATCTCCTCTCCACTTTTCTTGCGGATTATGACAACAGGTTGAAAAGGCTGTTTCACGGCAACCATATTATATACTGGCTTGCCACCAACGAAATGAACTGCAGTTGTTTTAACTTTAATCCTCTTGTTATCACTCATTTGTTGAACCTCCTAGTTTTATCTGCATCGTTAGCAGTCTTTAACTGAGCTACCATATATTGTCTGGATATCTCAGCTACCACGGGAATCATCTGGCTAATACGGTTAGATAACAACGCTTGTACTTGTTCGTCCGTCAGTGTGAATCTAATCTTTTTCATCTTATCTCTCCTTTGCGTATCTATCGAATTTAACAGATATCATACCAGCTTTCAGTTCTTCCCACTCTACATCTGAACAGGGTTGTTCATCTTCGAGTAGTAAATGACCACCTCCACAGTGGAACATAATACCATATTTTCTGTAGTATGTAACGCTTGATTTTGTTTCGTCTGGAGTTGCACAGGAACCATAACATTCTAAGAATTTAGAATAATCTTCTTTGTTTTGGAGTGTTGCTTTAAAGATGATATACTCAGTGCCTTTGGGTAGCTCATTGTGCCAAGATTTCTCTTGTGTAGATGTCTTTACTAATGCTTCATAGGTATAGATTGGTTTGAGTTTCTTTCCCGCCTCAGCTCTAGCTTCATCAACTTCTCTTTTCAGTTTTCTAATCTCATCTTCCAACACTTTGATGTTAGCTTGTATCTTATCTATCTCAACTAGATTTACATGCTTCATTATTAATCCCTCCTTGTCTTAGCTGGTCTTATGAACTTTGATTTAACAACTAACTCGATAGGAATCCTCTCACCCATATCTACATCATACGCAGTTTTAGCATCTTTCCTGTCTACGAAAGCAGCGTTGCCATATTCTGTTTCGTAGAAGCCTCTCTTGAAGTTAGCCCATACTTTCGTATCTGTCATTTGATTTCTCCTTTCTATTATTACTGTATATACTGAGTATATCATACTTTTTAACATCTGTCAATCATTATTTTACAATTGTTTTGCTCGTAACTGTCCAGCAACACAGTGCATTTAATTGTAGCATGTTATACCATGATAACAAATAACAAATAACGCCTAACAATGCAACATAATAAACAACTAACTAGTGCTAGAAGCCCCTTTTAAAAATTGACATTGATTAGTTATTTAAGCCATGTATATTTTTGACATTGATTATTTACTCATAGTTGTATTGTTTTCAGTTATTTGTATTTGCTTATTCATAGAATGCTTGGTTATTCTCAGTATCCTTCTCTAAGTGTTCTATTGTACTTAGTAAAAATATATTCTTAAAAAGGAGAAGATTGCCAAGAGGCAGCTGAGATTGGAGTAAGAGCCCAGAAATAGTAAGTCAATATAACAGAGATTATAAAGACCAATCAATGTCAATAATAAAAAGGGGATACTAACACTAGTTATATGTTTATTATGTTATATTGTATCATTGTTTATTGTTATCGTATTTAATTGTTGCAACTTAAATAACTAATCAATGTAAAATTATTATGTTGATTGCCTATCGGCAGTGGCCGTTTTAAATGCCCAGCATGGTCAATCAATTTTATTGCCCATAACATTGTATTGCCCGACAATTAAAATTGAATGTGGGGCATCCTCGCATGAAATTCCGCCACATTCACAATGGGTTATAATGATGTTCGCCAACACAAGCTGACAAGCAACTAATCAATGTTATTAATTGTAATTGATTAGAACAATAGGCAATAAAAAAGGGGAGGTTGTTAGCCTCCCCTGTTTGTTATTCTACTTCTTCGTAAGTCTTACCAAACGCTGTTTCGAGGGCTTTGATAGTGGAAGTGATTGTTTTCTCGTCTGCTCCACTTTCCAGAACCTTGCGGCATGCTGTCGTGAAGGCGTCTGCCCTTGTACGGTCTACCTTCGGCATCCCTTCCATCAACCATACCCACTTGTCGGCAAAAAGGTCTGCCCACTTTTTGCTGTCCTTCTCATTGGCCGTGAGTCTGGAGATGAGGACAAACAATCCGTAATTGGCGAGGTATTTAGTGGAAGCTTCGGGAAGGTCATCAATTCCTTCACCGTTTACCGTGGTAATGTCTTCCACTTTCAGCAAACCTGCGACACCGTACTTCTTATTGATTTCAGATATTTTTTCTGACATGATAGTACTCCTTTAGTATTATGGTATTTACGCCACATCATTAGATATTCTAAGCCGATATGTCGGCTGGCGGTAACTAATGATGGCGGTGTATTTAATTGTCAAAGAGCATATTTACTTTATGATTGGATTATACATTAATGGATAGTAAAGTCAATCATTATATTTATGGCACTAATGCTTCAAGAAATACCTCACCCCCACCGAGCACCAGAGGGGTACTTGAGTGGATTGAAGACCAGTCCCTCAGAACACACACCAAGTTTTTAAAAAGGTAACTTAACCACTATGTGAGCACTCTGTGGTATCTGTGTATTAAGAACAGTTAAAAAATATATTTCACGCAAGCGTGTGGGAGAATTGACAACTCCGTCAAAAAGTGGTATGCTACTCGCAAAAGATGTTATTAGGATTTGTATACAGATGACCCCAGAAGATACCAAAATGATGATTGACCTTTTAGCTGATGGTATGAAGCAAAGAGATGTTGCTAGTATCATAGGAGTATCTGGAGTTACTATTTCCAACAAGTTGAGAGAACTTAAGCAAGAAGAATCCAACTTGTTAGCTTATGATAAGAATAGGTATCTTGACCTAATTCAAGTACAACAAAGAATAATCGCAAATGTTACTGATGAGAAGTTAGCTGCTGCTCCGGTACAGCATCTTGCCTCTGCCTACGCTCAATTTGGTAAGATGGAACAATTGATTCAAGGGAAGCCTACTGAGATACATGGATTGATGGGTTACCTTTTACACTTGGAGAAAGAAGATATTGAGAAAGCAAATGATGTTGTGGATAACAGTGATGCTGTTGACGCTTCTTTTGTTTCCCCCTCCTCTCCTGAGCAACTTACATTGGACTTATAATATGAGAGATTTCTACGGAAAGAAGCCTTTATTGAAAGTGATTGATACGATTGGTGACATAAGTCAGTATATTAGTCCCAATCCACCTGTTCCTGTGATTACTCCTAATCAACCCTCTGACGCAGAGAGGAAAGAGATTAACAGATTGATGAAGAAGCATGGAGTTAAGACTGCGATAAATGATCCGAACTATCCAACTCCTTACTTCTTTAGAGATGGACAGAAGGTTAAGTTTCAATAGGATTGATTGATGCCCTTACTAACTGATGCACTTAGAGGAATTGCTGGAGCAGTTAAATCAGATGCTTTGAAAGAAGCGGAGAGATTGCTTGCTCCTAAAAGTGGGTTCTTCTCTAAGCTAGAAGATGTCGCAGGCGGATTGAACTTTACTAAGATGCCATCTACACAACTGAAAAGTGCGGTAGAAGGAAGGGGAGTATCTCCTACTGAGTATCAGAATGTGTTAGGTTCCGTTGAGGGTACTGTTAATAAAGAAGAAGTTATGGGAATGATTGGGAAGAATAAGACTGAGTTGAAGGATGTGGTGCTTGGTGATAAAGTAGATAAGTTATCTGTGGATGAACTTAATGACTTCCATCGTCTTAATACTTTGCAAAGAGAATTTACTCCTGATGAAATGGCTAAGTATGATTTCTATGAAAGTGAACTTAAAAGAGCAGATAATTTAAAACCTCACTACGAACAATACTCAGAACCTGGTTATATTCCTGGTTCTTATAGAGAAAGATTTATTACGGCTCCAGAAGCAGGAAAATTAGATTCTTCTGTAAATGATGCAAACAGAAGAAATGGTTGGGATATTAAAGTTCCTTTTGAAGAAAGTAAAGTAAAGTGGCAAGACGGTCACTCTGCTTACTCAAACATTCAGAATCCAGTAGTCAGACTAAGGACTAATGATAGGGAAGTAGGTGGAAAGAAAATACTCTTTGTTGAGGAGATGCAAGAACCACTTAAAAGTACTGGTGACCTTCAAAAGATGCCTAAATATTTGCAAGAAAGAACTTATGATTTAGGAGTTAAAAAGGCATTGATGCTTGCTAAGGAAGGTAACTATGATGGTATTGCATGGACTACTGGAGAGATGCAAGTTGCTAGGTATCCTCAGATAAGGGAGTTTGTAGATAACATTAGTTGGACTAAAACAGGAGAAGCAAAGGTAATAAATATTAAACTTAAAAGCGGTCATAACGATTATGAGACTGCTGTTATAAATAAAGATGGTATAGTAGAAGAAGGTAGAAAAGAGTGGATGAATAAACATATTGCTCAAATCTTACCTAAGAAAACTTCTGAAGAAATACTAACTGCTAGTGGTGGACATATTAAAGGTGAAGATATTACTATCGGAGATAAAGGTTTAAAAGATATCTATGATAGAAAACTTCCTTCTTTGTTTAAGAAGTACGGGAAGGAAGAGGTTAAGGAGATTCCTTTAGTAGAAGAAAAGGTATCTAAGTTTAATAATTATGCAATATCTCGAAATAGCCAAGGAAGATATTTAGTTTATAATCCAGAAGATCCAATGACCGAGGTAACAAGTTTAGGTACTAAAGAAGAGGCAGAAAGGTTTTTAAGTGGTTTAAAAAAGATGGATACTAAGAAAGGTGTTAAAGTCCCTTACATCCCCATCACCCAGAAGACTCCATCTCGTCATCCAGTCTACTCATTCATACCTCCAACATTAGCTGGGATAGTATCTATGTATGATAAGGAGCAAAGACAATGACTCTAAATCCTAACATACTAAACAAAATAACTCAATGGAAAACAGATGCTGTCGCATTCGTTGAGGAAGTGCTTCTAGTAAACAAACCACATATAAAAATATCTACTCAACAAAGAGAGTTCTTAGCAGCACTTCCTCATCAGAAACGTATATCCATTAGATCTGGACATGGTACTGGTAAAGATGCATCTGCTTCATGGGCAGTGTTGTGGTTTCTTTCCACAAGAGTATACTCTAAGGTGGTATGTACCGCTCCGACTGCCCGCCAGTTAAACGATATTCTCTGGTCAGAGATAAGCAAATGGGCTAGAGATTCAGCAATTCAAGAAGAGTTTATAATTCAGCGAGATAAAATCTTCCATAAAGGTGCACCAAAAGAATGGTGGGCTCGCGCGGTTTCACCTTCAGTTAAGGCTGATCCCGCAGACCAAGCTGAGACTCTCGCAGGTTTCCATGGAGACCATCTCCTAATAGTTGTTGATGAAGCTTCAGGTGTTGAAGACCCAGTATTCATACCTATTGAAGGTGCTCTGACACAGGAAGATAACAGAGTTATGTTGATTGGTAACCCAACTAAGAATAAAGGATACTTCCATGATACTCAATTCCACCCAGAAATATGTAAGCAGTGGCATAGACTCCACTGGGATAGCAGAGACTCTGAAAACGTCAAGCCTGACTATCCTTCTTATATGGCTAATAAGTACGGCGTTGATTCTAATGTGTTTAGAATACGTGTTGCTGGTGAACCGCCGCTTGAAGATGAGAGAACGCTTATACCACTACACTGGGCAGAGCAGTGCATCGGCAAAGAAATGGAAATTAGTGATGAGGAGCCTATTTACTTAGGTTGTGACATTGCTCGATATGGTGAAGATAAGAGTATTATACTCCCACGGCACGGGTTGCGAATTCTTCCTTGGTTAACTTTTCAGGGTATGAATACGATTACACTAGCTGGGCACATAATGCAGACCTATGGTGAGGTAAATGCTGAAGGCTGTGGGATTGATGTTATAGGTGTGGGTGCTGGAGTTGCGGATTATCTCAGAAAACAAAGAATGCCTGGGTTGTTTGATGTGAATGTTAGTTGGGCATCATCAGATCCATTGAAATATGCTCTATTACGAGATGAACTCTGGTGGAGAATTCGTGAAAACTGTATGTATGGGTACTATTCTTTTCCAGATGTGAAGTTACCTGGTGAGACTCTCAGTATTGGTCAAGAATTAGCCAATGAGTTGTCATCTCCCTATTACGAGTTTAATAAAAATGGTGCTGTTAAGGTGGAATCTAAGAAGGATATGAAGAAAAGAGGGATTGCATCTCCGAATATTGCAGATTCCCTTGGTATTACTGAGTTTTTCTACTCATATTCTACTAAGATTTTTAGAAAGAAAGTAGTTGTTGATAAAAGTAAGTATAACTATCCTAGACCTTCTATTAACTCAGCAAGGAAAAGGATACATGGTGCTAATAACTGGATGACGGTATAGGAGGATTAAGTATGGAAGTAACAGTTATAGGTGATAAGCAAGAGATTATAGGGTTGTCTACTAATACTAGACCTTCCTTAACAGTAGCAAAAGCAGGTTCAACTTTTACTGAATTAGATACTGGTATGAAGTATGTTTGGAGCGGAACGGAGTGGGTTGAAGACCTGACAATGTATAACGCTGTTAAGATGGCTCTTGAAGCTGCGACTTAAGGAGATATTCGTGGACACTTTCGTAGTTGGGAATATGGTGTGGAATGCTGGATTGGTAGGAATTGCAGGATTTTTTGTTAAGAAATGGATGGCTGCAAGGGAAGTACGAGAGACGGAAATAAGAACTGAGGCACTAGAAGCAACCGCTAAAATAGCAACAGATTTGGCAGTACGTCACGAGAGGTCTTGTGAAGATATTAAATCTGAGATTGGTAACAACAGAAATTTTTACGAGAAAACTTATAAAGACCTTAAACAAGATATTAAAGAAATTGCTGGCTTACAAAGAGTTGCTAATGGTAGAGTTGGTAAGGTTGAAATTGGACTTGCTGTGTTATCTCAGAAACACGAGGATAGGATGAATATAAAACAAAGGGTTACTGACCACTGTGTTGATGGAGGTTGTTAGTGAGTGAACTTGGTGATAAAAGAAAGCAGTTTACTAAATTTGTTGCTAGGTTAATTACCTTTATGGTTGCACAAGGTTATCAACCTATGCTCGGTAAAGATGGCTTAAAGCATATGAAAAATTCATTACACTATGAAGGATTGGCTGTTGATATTGATCTTTGTGATTCTAAAGGAAACTATATTAGTACTGCACATCCTAAGATGTTTGGAGACTTCTGGAAGTCTTTAAGTCCAGATTGTACTTGGGGCGGAGACTTTAATGATAGTAATCATTACAGTGTAACATTCGGAGGGAGAAAATAATGGGAGTAGATATTACAGGATTTGGCTCAGTCTTTGATTTCGCTGGTAAGGTAATTGATAAGATATTTCCTAACAAAGATGACGCAGAGAAAGCTAAGTTAGAACTATTCAAGATGCAACAAGCAGGAGAGTTAGCCGAACTAAATGCTTCATTACAAACTGCTCTGGCACAGGTAAATACTAATACAGAAGAAGCAAAGAATGCTTCGATATTTGTTGCTGGTTGGAGACCTTTTGTTGGTTGGATTTGTGGATTTTCACTGTTTTATAATTACATCTTTATGCCGTTTTACGCTTATAATGCTAACTGGATTTCAGTATCAGCACCAATAATGCCAGCACTTGATAGTGGTGAGTTAACTACTATATTACTTGGTATGCTTGGTCTTGGTGCAATGAGATCTTACGATAAGAAGAATGTTTGTAAATAGGTTCTGCAGAGCCAGACTGCAGTAAGAGGTTTGGTCTCCCTGGCTTTTTACTGCAGTCACCATAAAAGGAGAGTATAATGGGTGCAAGTTGCTTAAAATCTGTACTGAAAAGTATGGCAAAGAGTGATAAGAAGGTTAAGATTAAAGAAGTAAGTCGTGGTAAAAAGATTGCTATGCCACGCAAGTAGTGTCAATAATTAACATTGATTAGGACTATATTACTATGAATTATACAGAACCAACTACACTTGGATCTCTTGAAGTAAGTCAAGAAGATACAGACTTGTTGAATAAGTTAACTAATTGGCTTAAACAAACTGAAGGTTCGGATAGTGAAAGTCTTTGGTTAACTGAAGCAGAAGAAGATTATGCTTTCTATGCTGGTGACCAAGATGATACAGTTACACTACAGAAATTAGCTGATGCTAATAGACCTGCACTTGTGTATAATCAAGTTAAACCAAAGGTAGATGTTGTAGTTGGTTTGGCTGGCCAGAATAGACAGTTACCTTCTGCCTTCCCTGTAGAACATAATGATGAGGCACTTGTTGAGTTAGCTAATGGAGTTATTAAATTCTTCAGAAGAGAATCTATGTTGGCTGACAATGAGATGACTTGTTTTGAACACACTGTAAAGAGTGGCAGAGCCCTTATGCACTTCTATGTAGATGATGAGAATCCATTTGAACCGCAGATTAAGACTCGCTTCGTTCATGGGCGCAATTTTAAGATTGACCCACGGAGTATTAACTATGACTTATCTGATGCAAGATTTATTTTTATAGACTTTTGGTATGATAAAGATGAGATTAAAACTAAGTATCCTAACTTTGACTTTGAGAAGGTAACACAGTTACAGAGTACGCAATCTGGTGCACCGCTATTCTACAATGCTATTGAAGATACTTATAGAGTAACTGAATGTTGGTATAAAGAAGCTGCAGAAGTTTACTGGATTACTAACCCTGTTACACAGCAAGTTGAGAAACTAAACGAAGCATCTTTTAAGAAAATGAGAGATGCAGTTAGAATAGGATTCACCTTACCTAATGGGCAGGTTATTAAAGATGAGAAGTTTGATGGAATTAAGAAGTGGAGTACAGTTTGTAAGTATGCAATCTTCTCTAATTGCTATGTCTTTGCTAAAGGTATCTCATCACATAGATGGGAAGGTTACCCAGATGTTCTGTTTGGTGCTTATAAACATGATACAGAGAACAGATGGTTTGGTCTTATCTCTATGATGAAGGATCCGCAGAAGGGAGTTAATACTATGCGGAGACAAATGCAGCATCTGTTACAGACCTCTCCTAAAGGTATCCTAATGCACGAAGTTGGTTCTATACTTGACATAGAAGCTTATGAATCTAAGTCTGCTGAACCTAATTACCATATGGAGTTGGCACAAGGTGCTTTACAAAAAGTTAAGTTTACTGACCAACCATCTATTAGTCCTGTGTACTCACAACTGATGGTTGCTGACGAGCAGTTTATTAAAGATGTTTCAGGTATTCAGAATGATACTCTTGGTATTCAGACATATTCGAGAGAGCCTGGAATAACTACACAGTTACGTCAAGGTCAGAATATTGCAATACTATTTATATTACTTGATAATTTTAAGCGTAGTCGTTTGTTAGCTACAAAAATACTATTCTCATTTATTCAACAATATGTTACAACTGAAAGAGTTATTAGAATTGAAGGACAGAATGGGCAGCAATTATTACAACTTAATACACAAAACAACCCTGGAAGTCCGGGCTTTAATGATATCAGTATTGGTAAGTATGACTTCTTTGTTGAAGAAGGAATTGAAACAGTCAACTCTAGAAATTCTCTTGCTCAGTTGCTTACTGATATCAGTCATAATAACCCAGGTTCTGTTCCTCCTGAGTTAATTATAGAATATTCTGGTGCACCATTTACTGTAGTTCAACAGTTGAAACAGTACAGTCAACAGATGCAACAGTCTAATATGCAAGCACAAAAAGAGAAAGAACAAAGGGAGTATGAACTGGAAATGGCAAAGATGGAGAATCAGAGATACATAGCAGTCATTAATAACATGGCTAAGTTAATGACCTCTGATAAGCAAATTGATGCTAGTATTTTAAACACTCTTCTGGCTGGAGTTCAGAAAGAGAAACAATTAACTAATAAGGGAGAGAACAATGAGTGATGCAGCAACTGTAGTAGAAACTGTAGTTGGTGGAGGGTTAACTGTTGAAATGGTTAATCAGATGCAAGAGGAGATGAATCCTATTGGAGAAGATACAGTAACAGATACTAAAGTGGTTGAGGATACTGCTAAGGTTGTAGAACCTAAAGTAGTAGAGGATACTAAAGTAGTAGATGATGCTGTGAAGGATAAGGTAGTTGACGATGGTAAAGCAAAAGAACCTGCTGAAGAAATCGATCCAGTTAGAGAACTAAGAGAAGCTAATCGATTACTCACAGAGAATCTTCAAAAGGTTACTAGCGACTATCAAGCACTTACCAAAAAGATGATTGATAAGGGCGTTATATCAGAGGAAGAATTGAAAGCAGATAAGGATCTAGCAGATGCTAACTTAAAAGCTTTTCAAGAACGCCAGACAAAACTGACTGAAATAGTTGCAGTTATGGAAGTTAATCCTATTTATCAAGACGTTCGGACAGTTTGTACGCAAGCTAACTTGGACGATATAGTTGATGCTTTTGCAAGATACTATATCAAGGAAAACGGTGGAAATCTGCAAGATGTAGCAGTTAAAATGGAGCAGGAAATTTGGCAAGAACCGAATCCTTACAAGAAGATTTATGAACTTGTAAAGACTTATCATCCGAAGTATAAAGTTGTGGAAAAGAAAGTGGATGAAAAGACTGAAGCTGAAAAAGCTAAGGAAGCGGAAGAGGCTGCCAAGAAGATTGCTACTGATGCAGATAAAGGTAAAGAGAAAAAGGTTGTTGAAGTTACTCCGTCAGCAGCGACTATTGGTGCAGGTGGGAGTGGTGCAGGAAGTAGTGGATGGACTGCTGCGAAGATTGACGCACTTCCTGAAGATGAGTTACATACTGTTCCTAAAGATATTTATGAAAAGTATCTATTAGGGCAGATTAATTAATTGGAGGATTAAACGATGTCAGATACCCCGAAGACTCAGTTTTTAACAAACGATAATCTCACCAGAAAGAAATGGGCACGAGATTTATTTAGTATTATTCTGCCTTCTGTTGAGATTAATACGTTGGTAGGAAAAGATAGCAACTCGATTGTACAGATTAAAACAGAATTAGCTAAAGGAGAAGGTGACCAAATTACTTTCGGTATTCGCCTGCCCTTGGTTGGAGAAGGTGTTGTTGGCAACGACACTGTGGAAGGAAACGAAGAGAAACTTCGCTTCAAAGATTTCAAGATGACCATTGAAGAACTCAACCATGCTGTTGATACTGGTGGCAGAATGGAAGAGCAGAGAGTTCCTTATAATTTGATGCAAGAAGGTAAGAATGGTCTGCAGGATTGGTGGGTAGCGAAGTTAAATACCTATCTGATGGCAGTTCTCTGTGGTGATACCAGTTATGCGATAGTTGCTGGTAAGACCTTTGGTACGACAATTACAGCTCCTGATACAGGTCACTTGATTACAGCTAATGACGTTGCAGAGGCTTCAATAACTTCAGCAGATGTAATGGATCTTACCATGTTGGATAAGATGAAGCAAAGAGCAGAGATTCCTGCTACTGGTTGTTACAAACTTCGTCCTCTCAACCTTGGTGGAAAGAACTACTGGAGAGTTATTCTTCATAACTATGTATTTGATGCTCTTCGCCAGAACACTAACATTGGTCAGTGGGGCGATTTGCAGCGAGCAGCCAATAAACTGGCTATTCCCAATACCGAGATTGAATACAACGGTATGCTTATCTCCAAGAGTGAAAATATCCGCAAAGCTCCAGGTAATGCGAATGTCTATCGTAATCTGTTCCTTGGTTGCCAAGCCGCTGTATGGGCGTGGGGTGGAGCAGGTGAGTCCAAGTCCACAACGATGGCTTTCGTTCCTTACACTAAAGACGCAGAACGCTTTGTTATGATTCGTGGAGGTGGTATTTTCGGAGCAGCGAAACCTATCTTTGATTCTAAAGACTATGGTGTTATCGTTGGAAGTTCATGGGGCGAAGCAATTTCTTAAGGAGGTTTTATAATGGCTAATACAGATGCTTACACGAGTAAAGCTTCAGATAACTTTAGAATAGAGGCAAGTCGTTTGTTGCTTGCTCCTGCTGATGATACTTATAATATTATCAGAATTCCAAAGTTTGCTCTTGTAACAGATTGTTGGATTCAGATTGTGACAGAATTTACTGTCAACGCAAGTGTTAATGTTGGCTGGATGGGTAATGGGGAAACTGCCATAACCAACGGCTTTATTACAAACGATATAGCAGAACCCACTGTGGCTGGATTGAAGAGAGGACTTAATACAAATCTCACTACATTTTCTGGTAAGTATTTCTCTGATGCTTCTGGTGCAGTTACAGTAACGGTACTTGATAATGATGGTACTGTTGGAGATTTCAGGGTTTTTGTTCAATTTACAGTTATTCACACCTAGGAGGTAAAGTGTTATGGCAACTGTTACAATTATTAATGACGTAAGACGTACTGACTTACGTACGAGTGTTTTAGGAAATCCCTATTGGATTTCATCTGGTGTAGTGGATGCTTCTGCCACAGCAGCGATTGATGATAAGTATGTTATGCTTTTCTCTTTCCCTACTGCTGGTGAGTTCATCTTTATTGAGCAAGTTATTGTTCAGGTAGTTACGGCATTTACTGCTGGTACTACTTTCAGTATTGGTTTATCTACCTTGTTAACTGATGCGGTTACAACTGCTGGTGTAGCAACTACGGTAGGTGATGAGTATTTTATGGAAGCTGCTGATATTACAGCAACTACTATAGGATACTATCACGCTGCTGCCGCGGCAGGTAATACATGGTTGACTGCTAAGATTGCAGCTGTTCCTACTTCACCGTATATGTTGACTGGTGTTGCTGCTGCGGTTCCTAGTGTTCATTTGATTGCAGCTAATGCAGGAACGGTTGCTGCTGGTAAAGCGATTGTTCATATGTGCATCAATAAATTTAAGTACTAGGAGAAATTAGATGAGTACCATACAGGATTATAGAAGAACAGATCTTCGTGTTGACTCTAGTCGTGGAGCATTTTGGCTTACTTCCAAGGCTATAGATGGACACGAAGTGTCTGGTTTGAAGGATAAAGCTTGTGTGTTATTCTCATTTCCTATAGCTGACCAACAGATTATCATTCGTGAGATTGCTGTTAGAGTGTTGACTCCATTTACTACTGGAACCACTTTAGAATTAGGGAGTTACACTCTAGCTACTGAAGATGTATCTACTGACGGTACAGCAACTGCTGTTGATGATGATGCTTATGTTACTGCTGTGGATATTTTACCTGAAACGGCAGGTTGGTATTATCCAACTCGTGGTGGATTTGTTGACGCACAGGAGTCTGGTATTGTTGTAGTTGGGGAGAATTTGATTGTAGGAGCAGCAACTACTGTTCCAGCGATTGCAATTACTCCGAAGGAAGCAACTATTATTATTGGTAAAGTTCAAGTGTACTTGCTTGTTTGCATAGTACCTGGAATATAGGAGGATATACAAATGAAAGTTGAAGGAAGAGTTGGTGTAATTGATGCGGACAGCGGTTCTACTAATCCGCTTGTTACTCACACAGACGGTTCGTTAGTTGTACGAAATAGTGCTGCTAAGTATGCAGATGCAGTTTTAAAGGGTAATGTTTATGTTGCTTGTAACCAAGCAGCTGTTGCTCTTACTGCTGCAATGGCTACCACTTACACAGGATTAGTACTGTTTAATCCTGCTACTTCTACTAAGAACTATGTAATTCTTGGTGCAGGTTATGCTACCACAATAGCAGTTCCTACAGCCACAGTGATTGGTTTGATGACTGGTACAGTTGTTACGGCAGCTACGATGGATGCAGCAGCAGCTATTACTCCTCGTAATAGATTGGTTGGTACTGCGAACTCCTCATCTGCAATCATTGATAACGCTTGTACACTGAATGGAACTCCTGTGCTAGAGCAAGTGTTTGGTAGTGCATGGTGCGAAGCAACAACTGCAGGTACGACTGGTCCGAATACTTGGGCAAACATCGATGGTTCTTTGATTATTAAGCCCAATTCCTATGTTGCATTTTACAGTTTTGCAGCAAATACTGCGGCATTTATTTGCTCAATTCTGTGGGAAGAAGTTGATGTTTAAGCATCGTAAATAATTGACATTGATTAGAAGGGGTATCAGTAGATGAATTACAGTGAGATACAGAGAGAAGTTAAAGCTTTGTTAATGGATCAAAGTCCAACATTACTTGTAACTATCCCTGACTTGGTTAACGAAGCTATAGGACAAATTGCCGAAGAAGTACGGTTTCCTGAGTTGCGGCAGGTTAGTTCTGTTACGACAAGTACTACCACCTACTATGTGAATATGCCAACTACTTTTTCTAGCCGACTTAAGTATGCTGGTAATTCCGATGGTGAGTATGAGATACTAGATGAATTAACAGAGCTTATTAAAAAATATCCTGCGTTAGATGAGGTAGGTGATATTGAATTTGTTGTTTGCGAAGGAGGGATTTTATACTATCAGCCTATCCCTAGTACTGCAGAGACAATCACTTGTATAGGATACCATACTCCAAGTTTATTAGTTAATGATACTGATACTCCTTCTTTCATACCTTTCTTTCTACACAGAGAGGCAATTGTTAATCGTGTTGTTTCAAATGCTTACAATATCATTGAGGATGGAATGGAAGCAGACAAGGTGAATACTAAGTTATTTATGAACCTTGCTGAAGTTGGACTTAACCGAGTAAGAGAATATATAAGCAGACGAAGACCAGTAGTAAGTAAATCAAATTGGGATTATTAATATGAAGAGTATTACTTTTCTTAAAGGTACAGCAGGACTAAATAATGCAGTTGATGCAATTAGGATCGGGCATAACGAAGAGACTGGTATTGTAGATTTAGGCGAAGCCTATAATGTAGACATTGATGATTCTGGTAGATTATCCAGACGTAAAGGTTTCTCCACAACTACCAGAACTGAAAGTGTTCATTCTATGTTTGCTGAGAAAGAATACTGTCTTTATATGTCAGGTGATTCTCTTTATAGACTTAATCCAGATTATAGTAGAACTGGTCTGCGTAGCAGTATGACTAGAGGTGCTGTTGTTGATTATGCTTATACTAATAGAGAAGTATATTATGTCAATGGTTTTGAGATTGGAATTGTTAGAGATAATACTTCTTGGACTTGGGCAAAGCCAACTACTTATTACGGTGTAACTACTTTCAGACAGTTTTCAGATCCTCCATTAGGTCATCTTGTATGTTACTATAATGGAAGGATGTTTATTGCTCAAGATAATATGGTTTGGTTCTCTGAGCCATATAACTATGGAGCATTTGATTTAGCGAGAAATTACTGGTTGTTTCCAAGTAGAGTAAAGATGCTAAGAGCAGTATCAGATGGTTTGTTTGTTTCTGATTCTTTTCACATCTACTCTCTACTGTTCAATAAACCAGATGAGTGTAAGCAAACTGTTGTGTATGACTACCCAGCAATAGAAGGTTCTGCTGCGATTGGAGATGCAACTAACTTACAATTACCAGAATCTGTTGTTTCAGTTTGGACAAAGGTTGCTGGGCCAGTTCTGTTGTGTACCACTAACAATGGAATCTGTGTAGGATTAACAGATGGTTTGTTTAAGAATCTTACTCAAGATAAGATTGTTTGTCCTACAGCAAATAAGGCTACAGCAGTTATTAAAGATAATACTTACATTTGTTTACTACAAGAATAGGAGGAGTTTAAAATGACTTTACGTTTATCAACTAAGTTAAGAAACATGATGCTTGGTGGTGTGCCAGCGATTGGTGGTGCTACTATAGCAGGTACGGGAATTGCAGCCGTTACAGGTACACCTGATAACTTTACAGTTGCTAGTGGAATTACTGCAGCAGGTTTTGCTGTTGGAGATACAATCTGTGTAAGTGGTTTCCTTGCAGCAGCTAATAATGGTATCTTTACAATTAGTTCAGTTGCTGATGGTAAGATTGAAATTACTGAAACTACAGTAACTGGTGAATCTGCTGGACCGAATGTTAAGATTCAGGTTATTAAAGGTGGTTCGTTAAAGGATGTTTTCAAAGATGGTGTGTTGAAGATTTACTCTGGTTCTCAACCTGCCACTGCTGATGCAGCCATTACAGGTTCTTTACTGTGTACTATTTCAGTAAGTTCTGGTGCTTGGGCTGCAGGTTCTCCTGCTTACGGACTTGAGTTTGGTACTGCGGCATCTGGAGCAATTAGTAAAGCATCTGGTGAAGTATGGAGTGGAACTAATGCAGCAACAGGTACAGCAGGTTATTTTAGGTTGTATGCAAATGCAACTGATGCTGGAGCATTAGATACTAATGTCTACGCAAGAATTGATGGTGCGATTGCAACTTCTGGTTCACAGTTAAACTTATCATCTACTTCACTAGTGGCTGCGGCAACTTTAACTATTGATACATTTACTATTACTTTCCCGGCTGCGTAAGGATAAGAGATGCCTAACTACTCTTTAGAGATTGCTTCTGGTGCATTAACAATAGATGGAACAGCAATATCTCTTACATACAAGACATGGGCTGAGCAGAATCACGCAGTAATGTTTATACCTTATCTTACTTGTGATGCTGCTAACTCTGGACTTGAATGTGCTATACCAGTATTGACAATTGAATCTGAAGGATATGCTGGCTTAACTGCTTACCTTATAGAGTCTTTTTCTGTGTTAAGTAGTACTGGTGAAAGTAGTGTGTGGAGTTTTGCAGATGATATTGAAGTTCCTGTTATTACTTTAGAAAGTTATAGTGGAGCGATAAGTGCATTTGATTTACTTGTTCTAACTGCAGACAGTACAGGTACATTACATGAGATAGGTGAGTTGAATGTTACAACTTCTAACTTAACTATAAGTGCAGAAGGTTGGAGTAGTGAAGTTGCTTCGTTAGGAAGTTCGTTACCTATACTTACTATAACTACAACTGGTATGGAAAGTTTAGTTGGAACTTTAACAGTATCTGTACCGGCATTAGAGATGGAATTAAGCAGTGGTTACATTGTACCTGTTGGGATTGGAAGTATGTCCTTACCAATCATTGAAGTTAACAAGAGTGGAATTGTTGCTGGTAGATTTGAATATCCAGTATTAGGTAATTGAGATGACAACTCCGTATGATGATAGTTTTACTGGTGCTGATAGTTCGGCAATAAATGCTGAAAGGTGGATTGTTGATGGTTCTCCAGATATTCAGGGAAATACTGCTGAACTTACATATGGAGAAAGAATTACAAATGTATATTATCTTACTGGTGATTTTGATATTCAAGTTGATTTTGCCATGCAAAGTGAACCGGCTACAGATGCATGGAATTACATGCTTCACTGTTACATAGATGCTACTCATCGCATTGGAGTTGGACCTGAGTACGAGAGTTCTAGAAAGTTTACCTGTCGTTATGCTGCTGGTGGAAGTTATACATCAGCAAATGTTGCAAGAACAAATACCTATGGAAAACTAAGATTAGTTAGATCTGGTAGCAATATAACTGCCTATTACGCTGATGGTACGGGAGAATTTACAGCACTTGGAACTACTCATGTTGTTGGAAGTAATTCAGTACAACCATTTATATTCTCTACAAGATGGACAGGAACTCCTACTCCTACTTGTAGATTTGATAACTTCTTAATTAACAGTGGTTACACAGCACCTTCACTAACAGTTACATCTGGAGTACTTGCTGTTGCTGGAACTAACATAACATTAAAGTTATCTAATACTCATTTCTTTGTAGAAAGTGGAGCACTTACAATAAATGGAACTGCAGTTAATCTTCAGTATAAGACTTGGGCAGAACAAAATCATGCTCAAATGTTTATTCCTTATTTAACTGGAGATGCAGCAAATTCAGGATTAGTAGTTGACTTACCAGTTCTAACTTTTGAGTCTGAAGGTTATACAGGAATTACTGCTTATCTTACAGAAACTTTACCTGTATTAGAAAGTACAGGAGAGAGTAGTGTTTGGAGTTCAAGTGAAGTAGATTTACCTTTATTATCTAGTACTGGTGAATCTGGAGCAATGGCGAATTTTGACATTGATTGTTTAACGTTAAGTAGTACTGGTTATCTTAATGAAATAGGTGAGTTAAGTGAAACAATTACTATTGTAAGTTTATCTTCTACTGGTTACTTAAATGAGACTTGTAGTTTAGATAGTTCTTTACAAGTAATTACACTTGAAGCAGAAGGTACAACCAGTTTATTAGGTTCTTCTTCTCTTACCTTACCTATGCTGGAAGTCTCCACTATAAGTGGTTATATGATTCCAGTTGGAACAGGAAGTATAACATTACCAGTATTAGCAACAACAAAGTGCGGTGGGGTTTCTGGAAGATTTAAGTATCCAGTTTACAATGACTTATAAAATTTAGGAGGATAATATTATGGCAGCTTTTTTAAAGTTCAACAAATTTTCACAGTCTCTTTGCAAAGGGTTATTTGGGGATCTAGAATCAGATACACTTAAGTTTGCACTGACTAATACAGCACCAACGGCAGCAACTGACACAGTATTTGATGTAGTTACAAAACATCCTGCACCTGCAGCAGCAAATGGTTATACGTCTGGTGGGCACGCAGCAACTATATCAGGTTCAGCAGAAACAGGTGGTGTGTATACACTTGCCACTACTACTGATGTTGTTGTTACTGCAACTGCTGGCGGAATTGGACCTTTCAGATATGTTATTCTGTATGACACAGCAGGTACGTTACCACTGATTGGTTACTGGGATTACGGCAGCAGTATAACACTGGCAGATGGTGAGACGTTTACTATTGATGTTACTACTTCACTATTTACGATTACAACAACTTAATTATACGTTCAATATACGGAGTAGATATGAAAGAATATTTTAAGAAAAATGGTTTCTGCACAGTACCAGAAGATCGTGAGGATATGTGTTGTTATTCTAAAGTACATCACGACAGCCCTTTCCAAGCGTGTGAATTTCAGCATGACGGAATGAAGTGTAGTTGTCCAAAAGATAAAAGTCCCGTCCCTCAAGAAAAAATGCCTGAGATTAGAACCTGTTCAGTAGTTTTATCCGAGGAAGCTAAAAAATTCATAGAGGATAATTACGATGCTGACACTTGAATCAAAATTTAGCGATTACATAAAAGTTCTTACGGGTGCGGGTGCTTGTGAATCTGTAATGGAATTTCACAATGCAATGATTAAGAAAAATCCTTTTCTTACTGTTGGTGACGCTTATAAAATATTTTTTGATGATTCCAGTTTCAAAGAAACATGGGTTGAGTGGGCGTTAAAACTTGTAGGCAAAGAACTCGATACGGAAATCAGAAAGATAGCTATAAACAAGATTCAAAGTCCCGTTACCGCAAAAAAACTTCTCTCTAATTGTGATTTCTTTACTACCGAAGAAAAATCACTTCTATCCACATTAGCAGAGAGTCAAACCGAAATACAGAAATTAGTTGATTCAATTACCGAGCCTATGGAAGCCGCACGACTGTTAATTGATTTCCCCCATTTAACCGACACACAGGAACTTACTTTAAAGGCTAAATTTGAAGGTCGACTCCCAACTGTAGAGAAAGAACTTTTAACAGGAACTGTTGTAACAGCTAAATCTCAGGTGGTGAAGTAATGGCCGTTACTGATTATAAATATGCTGGAACTGCCGCCAATGTTGATAGGGATGGTAAGGCCGATTGGAATAATCCCGACAACGCCAAGGCAGACGATGCGAATAAATCTTCCACAAACAATATAAAAAACACTTATAGCGATTGGCTAAGACTTACTAATTTTGGATTTTCTTCTGCTGATATTCCAGATGGCTCAACTATAAATGGAATAGAGTTTGTTATAAAAAGGTCTGTCTCTAATGACCCGACCTATACTCGTACTGACCACGCATTATATTTATATGATGATGGTGCTGTCGGTAATAACATGGCTTCTGGCACAAACTGGCCTGTCTCCCCAGAGGCAGAGGCTACTTATGGCGGTGCGACTGATATGTGCGGCACTTCTTTAACACAAGCGGATATAGTCACTTCAACATTCGGCATACAATTATCAGTATATAGTAATAATAGTAGCGGGTCTGTATTTACGGTTAATTCCATCAAAATCAGAGTTTATTACACAGAGGGCGGCGGAGCAACAAGTTTACCAACAAGACTTTTTAAAAGAAATTACAATCATATCTTAGTAAGGTAGGAGGAACAAATGGGAAGAATTTATACAGCACAATTCAGTGCAGTTGCAGTTTCAGCAGCTCAAGATTTATTTGAAGTTGTTGCACCAGCAGATGGTATTGTAGTAGTGCATGACATCTTCATTGGGCAGACATCTGACGTAGGTGATGCAGCTGAGGAAATACTTTTAATTAAGTGGAACTCAGGAGCGTCAACAAGTGGTTCTGGAGGTGGTTCATATACACCAGTACCAATACTGTTTGGTGATGCAGCTTTTGGTGGAACCTGTGAAATAAATAACACTACACAAGCTGCTGATGGTACAATAGTAACTCATCATGCATGGGCTTGGAATATAAGAGCACCACTGCAGATTATATTTACACCTGAAACTAGACCAGTATTATCGCCAAGTAGAAGAGGAGTACTTACTATTCCTGCTCCTACTGATGCACTAACTATGATGGGAACTATCACACTTGAAGAAATAGGTGGATAATGGCAGGAGTCTTTCGACATAGGCCTAGGATTATAGGATGGAGATTATCTCCTTCTTTGCTTTCTACACATATAGCGGGTGCTTATACTCTTTCGGTAGAATCTGGTTCTATGGTAGTTACAGGTACTGCTACTACATTAAAAGCAACCAGAAAGTTACCATTAGTAGCAGGAACTATAGTTATAACTGGTACAGTAATATCTACTGAGTATGGAAGAAAGTTTACTGTAGAGTCTGGAATTCTAACTATAGATGGGCAATCTGTTGAAGTAAAGAATGCGCGAAAACTTCCTATTATGTCAGGAGAATTAACAATACTTGGTACAGTTACAGACTTACTAGGTACAAGGAAACTTTCTATTTCTTCTGGTATTATTACTATAGGTGGAACAAGTATAGGTATAAAGTCAACCAGAAACCTTACTGTTGCTTCAGGAGAACTAGTAATAGATGGTACAACTACTACTTTAATAAGTGATAGACTTATACCTATTTTAAGTGGACTTATTACTATAGATGGACAAGCAACTGGTTTAAGGAATGCACGTAAACTTAGTATAGTATCAGGCGGACTAACTATAGATGGCACTGCAATTGATGTTAGGTATGGAAAGATACTATCTATTGCCTCTGGTGAGTTAACTACAGCTGGACAGGTTATTACACTGCAGAATACACGAAAGTTGTCTATTGTTTCTGGTGACTTAAGTGTCCTTGGTACAGTGGTAAATTTACTAGGTGGTAAAAAACTAACTGCTAGTGCTGGTACTATTACCATTAATGGAGCAGTAGTTACTTTAAAGCCTACACGTAAATTAACTGTTAGTTCTGGAGTAGTAACAATAACTGGTATAGCAGTTAATACACGCACAGCAAGAAAATTAAATACTGCAACGGGTGCACTTACTATTGATGGTACTGCAATAACACTTAACTACACGCCATCAATAGGTGAAAGATTAGAAATCAATAGTGGTGTTATTGCTATAACTGGTTCTGATTTGTACTTTGAAATTACAACTTCTGATTTAGATACTGAACCTTATCTCTTAAAGTATAGAAGACCTCGGCCAGTTAAAAGCCATATAACTGCATTAAGCACAGAAGCAGCAAATCCATTTACTCTGGAGTATAGAAGACCATGATAGCTTTTGGACTAAGATTAAATACAAAACTTAAAGCAACTACTCAATATGTAGGATACAACTTCAACAGTTTGTGTTGTTTTAATAATATAATACTTGGTGGAAATACTTCTGGTATCTTTGTTACTGGTGGAGATACAGATAACACAGTAGCAATCCTCTCATTCTTTAAAACTTTCTGTACTGACCTCAACACTTCAAAGAATAAGAACATAAGGTCAGTAGAGATTAGTGGAGTGTTTCCTAAATTATCTGTTATTACAGTAATGGATAGTGCAGAGAAAACAACTTATAATACTTTACAAGATTCTACTCTTGAACAAAAGACTATTGATATAGCTACTAACCACGCAGATAGTGGTAAGTACATTGGTATTAAAGTATCTAATATTGAAGGTTCAGATTTCAGTATAGATAACATTAATCTTGTAGTGGGAGCAACACAGAAACTTAATTATAGCGATGCGATAGTAGGAAGAACAAGAGTTGAACTTCCTACTTTGACTTAAGGAGGATGTTATGACTTTACCTACTCATGGTTTACAGGGATACGGTAATACAGCAGTTAATTTAGCTAGTACTAAGTTTACAGCTGCTGCTGCAGAAGCTACCGCAGCATTAGTTAGTGCAAATGAGTATTTAAGTAATTTGGGTATTGAAGCAACTAGATTAGATGCTCTTGCCGCTAAAATTAACTATGTTAATTTAATTGGCGATCTTGATATAACAGCAGCAGAAATGGGAGATGTTGGTGAAGCACCTAATGATGCAGACTTAGATGCTATTCCTGATATTCCTACTAATCCAGGAATTACATATACTACTTATACATTCGATAAGGAACTTACTTTAAGTATTGCATTTCCAGATAAACCTACGTATCCTGCTCTTGATGAAATACCTGTTGTTGTTGCAGATACAATTGTATTACTTGAAAGTAAGATTAATACTAGACTTACTGACGGAGCAACAGGATTAGATGCAGATATTGAAGCAGCAATATGGGCAAGAGCAAGATCTAGGCAGGAACTTGAAAACATCAATAAGTATCAAGAGGTTGAAAACTACTACTCTTCTCGGGGCTTTTCTATACCCCCTGGAACCTTATCAGGAAAACTTAATGAATTACTTATTGAGTTTGCAAGGAATGATAGTTATCTTAATAATGATATTCTTGTTAAACAAGCAGAACTTGCAATGCAGAATGAGAATGTAATGCTTGAATCTGGAATAAAGTATATTATTGAGAGACTTACACAAAATGCATCTGTTATTATTGAAGGTAATAAATTAAAGATACAAGGTTATCTTGGAGAACTTGAAGGTTATAAAGCAGAAATACAAGCAGAGATTGCTAGGATAGAAGCTTTAACAAAAGTCTACATGGCTGAGTTAGAAGCATATAAAGGTAAGATTGAAGCAGAAGCTGTTCGTGTCGAATCAATGTCAAAAATTTATATTGCTGATACGCAGGTCTATACTGCTACGGCAGATGCTATTGTTAAAACTTATCTTGGTAGAATTGAAGCTTATAAAGGAAGGATTCAAGCAGAGTCTGCTAAGGTAGATGCTGTTATTAAGTCTCTTGACTTAGCACTTAGACAGGTTATTGCTATTGCAGAAACAGATATGAAAGAAGCAGCAATTGATTCTGAGAATTTAAAGAATGCTACTGCTTTAGCAATAGAACTTACTAAAGGTGGTGCACAGATTGCTGCTCAGTTAGCAGCTAGCGCAATGTCCAGTGTTAATGCTAGTGCTACTATTGGTGGTTCTGGTAACGAAGGAACTAATATTAATGAAAGTTACAATACATCTGAAGATACTACTAAAACAGATGCTACAACTTCACATAACTATAATTACAATGCGAGTGTATAATGCCAGTTCATTACAGATATAGTGGCGATAAAGAAGCTGGAATTGCAATCAAGAGGACTGTTGACAGAGAACTAGATAAGCATTTAGATAATACTCGTTTAGGTAACCTTGAACAGAACAGAAGTGTTACTACTTTTGTTAATGGTACTACTATAGAATGTAAGAGTATTTTTAATAATCATTTAGTAAATGTCTTTGTTCCTGTTGGTGGTGGTAAGAAGGAAGATAAGAAAAAATTAAAAGTGATTGAAATTAAACAACTTATTTTTTATCTTTGGGTTAACGATGACGCAGATGGAAATAAACGAATTAGATTATGGGATTCAAACTTAAAAGTAATAGGAAGAGTTTTAAGTAACACTCTAGAAAATTTTTATCCTGATGTAGATGAAAAATATATAAATGCTGAAGGATGTGAGGAATATAATGATTATTATGGATTTGGAGATGGTTTAGGAAAGGGATTTTTTTCTCAACTGGAATATTCCAGTGGTGAGTCTAGTTTAAAAGAGTTAGTTGCCATTGAGGATCTTGATTATGATAATGAAGATGGTTGGGTTGGAAGATCTCAAGTGGTTTATTATAGCGAATCAAGTGATGAATATCCACATACTGACATTACATACTGGAATCCAGATAAATACTTTTGGTTATACGTTGGATCTGACTATACCAATGTATACGATAATGTCGCAGATGCTACACTAGGTATTGGTTGGTGTTTTGACGGAGATGAAAATTTAGTATTTCCTGAAGACGGATTATATAATGCTTATAAAATAACAGAGTATATTAATACTTATTGGTTGGTCATAGAGAAGTATAATGCGATGAGTGAAAATCCTGACGGGGACTACCGAGAAATTAAGAAAACACTTATCGATATTTGGCTATATAATTATTATTTTAAGTATATTTTTATAGCAAGGAGAAATACGGTAGCCACTGGATGGTACTGGATGGGAATGAAAGATGCTTATCCCGAACTAGCCGAGTACAGGTTTGATAGAAATATCACAGGTCAACAAGTCGATACTGCTGGTAGCGCAGTATGTCAAACTATTGGAGATTACGAAGATTCCTCCTGTTATATTTATATGCTTCGAACTTATAATATTGATGAACCTCAGTATGCTAATAAACTTTACTACTCAGAAAATGCTACAGATAGTTCCGGAGATTATGCTGATTATTTTGATGATCCAATTCCGAACTTATTGTATCCAGAACAAGTATACACTATCAAAGTAAACGATCCTTTTGATGGAGAAAGAGAGTATGAAGTTGAAACTATACCACAAGTAGACGATTACGACTCAAGTCGCTCAATATCAATGTATTCAAAGATATATAATTATGGAGGAAAACCATTATACACTTATACTATATTTAATCTTTTCAGAAATAAGATTTGGTATGGATATATTTACAAAGATAAGCATGTAAAAAACGAAGAATTTGAAATAACAGGAAACATACTTGCGTACCCTGAAATGGAATGGCTTCACGAGTTTGGAGAATCAGTAAAAGGTGAAACAATAATGGCTTACTTACCTTATTGGCAGTACTTACACGCAGCAATACTGACGACAAAAAAGGAGGTTGAAGATGATTAATACTCAGGCTAAAGGAAACATTGAGATTGAGTTAAGTAGTAACGGAGGTTATATTATTAAGTCTACAACACAAGAAGTTATTGCAGTAAAAGAAATACAAATTAAATCTGTTATAAATACTACTAGAAATAAACAACAACTGTTTATTGCAGGTGGTTTAGAAGAAGCACTACAAATCGCAAGAGAACAACTACAATCGTTTATATAAGGAGGTTTGAGATGGCTGGTGAAGGATTAGATTGGCAGGGATTGCTTAGAAAGAAGTATGAAATTGCTCAGCAAGATGTTGATGCTACTACTACGAAGGCTGATGCTACTATGGTACAAGCAAATGCCTACCAAGAGAACGTGGGTAATGAGTATGATATTGCTAAGCAAAGATTTTATCCTCAAGGATTAGAGGAGAGAAAGTATATTGCTGATAATGCAAATACTTTACGAAGAACAGGTATGGAAACTGCAGGGATTGCTACTTTGCGAGATAGAACTGGACAGATGTATTTGAAGCAGGGTTATGAAGCGCAGAAACATGGAGATGTTTATGGTGAAGATGTTGATAAGTTGCAGCAAGAGTATAGTATTAACTCTATTATTAACAATAAAATCACAGGTGGATTAAATGACGGTTCACTTGATGTTGGAAGTAATGGAAGTTTGATTGCTGCACCTAGATCAGTACCTGCTTCTGAATTACCAGCAGATTACGATAAGAAGAAAAACAAATATAGATAAGGAGAATACTGATGGGTTACGCTGATATCATACGCAACAATTTTGTTCGCAACATGGTTGAAAATGAAGATAAGAAGAACGAATTGCTTGCTAATCCAATGCACACTGATTTAGCATTAGCTCAATTAAGCAGATCGGCTATGCCTGAAAGTAAAGCTGCGAAGATGGCAGCCAATGCTAACTTTGATAAGGCTATGCTTGCTATACCTGAAGGTGACCCAAGGCGTCTTGTGTTTGAAGGACTGCGTGAGGATATGCCTAAGATATTAAGAGGTGGGTATGGAGTAGCACCAGAAACAGCAATCCTAAAAGAAACTCAACGAAGGCTTGGTAATGCTAAGGAAGATACTTATAAGTATGTTCAAAGTCAAGAAGGTATATGGGGAAAGAAAACTGCAAAGCCTGAAGGTTATGATGAGTGGAGTGTAGCTAATCCTACATTTGCTGGTGTACCTATTGCTGCTAGTAGAGGTGCAGCATTTGGTGTTGGCAGTGAACTGGCAAGTATGCCTATACTAGAGCAAGCATCTAGGTTAGCCTTACGAGGTTCAAAGTTAGCTAAACCACTTGGTATGGTTGGAAGATTCTTAGCAATGAATCCTATTGCTTCAAAGAGTCCTATGATTAAACTTGCAGGTGCAGCACTTATGGGAGCAACAGCATTCGCTGGTGAAGAAGCTATTGCTACTGGTGCAGCTAAAGCAGGACATCCTCTTAGCACACTTGAAAGACTTGCTGTTGGATTACCAGTGTGGATGGGTGTTGGTAAACTAGCAAGAATGGGAGAAGGTGCAGTAGAAAGGGAAGGTGCTAAGTTAGCTAGTCAACTTGGAAGTACAGCAGACTATAATGGAGTTAAAGCAACTAATGAGTTTATAAGAGGTAAGAGTGGTAACCTTGCTCCTAAACCTCCAGTCACAAGAGAGGATCTCAAAGCAGCACAAGATGCTATGGATTTGAGTAGCGGACAGAAAGCTGCTCAAGCTGCTAAGATGGAATCATATAAGAAGCTATCTACCAGAGATTTAGAAGAGATTACTTTACATCCTGAGAATGCAGAAGCGATTAAGAAGGCAGCTTTTGAAAGAAATGCTGCTGAGGATATAGCTAAGACTGCTGCTAAAGATGAAGCAATGAAGCAGGACATTGTAGATAGAGCTGCAGGGATAAGGACAACAAATCCTGGAATGACAGCAGAGGAATTTCTTGAACTTGCAAGAAGGAAAGTTAATCCAAATACTATTGAAGCCTTAGATGATTTAAATTATCTTAGAGATACAGTAGGATACACTCCAGATACTCTTGCAGCTATGACTCCTTCTGAGAGAGCAATCAAACGAGCACTGTGGGAGCAGCACTCTAATTATGCTGGAACTAAAGCATTAACAATTAGAGATGAAATACTTCCACCCGCAATTCAAAGTTCTAAAAAGACTATACTGACTAATCCTACTATCAATAGAAGTGAGAATGGTTCAGTTATATATGGCGGTTCTGAGAACTGGAAAGTTGGTAAAGGATTACCTGCAACAGGCAGTACTCCACTTACCAAGACGATACAGCAATTATCATCTGCAAACAATCAAGATGCTATAACAAGAATTAAACAAAGAATTACTGACAGAGCAAAGGCAATTATTCCTGACATAACAATGAGTCAGAAAGAACAAGCTGGTGTCATTACCCACAATCTTAAAACACAAGCACTTGCTAAAGACCAGGCTACTCTCGTTGCAGAAACTGAGGAAGTTGGTAAGAGTGTACTTGAAGGTGCCAAGACTATTGATGAAAAGATTAGTAACTTAAACAGACTTGCTACTCAGTCATATGATAGAGCAGTAGAGATATTAAATAAGCATGGTATGGCTGGCAACACAGATGCTTCTAACATACTTAGAAATACACTTACTAAAGTTCAAGACTCTTTGAAGTCTATGATACCAGTTAAAGAATTAGAAACTCGTAATGCTAAAGTTGTTGAAGATGAACTTAGCCAAATGATAAGTGGCATGGGAAGTACTGGTTCACCTACTGGTAGAAAGTTATCCAGTTTCACTGCTGAGTCTACAGCAAAACAAAAGAAAGAAGAATGGTATAAAATCTTTGGACATAAGGAAAAGATATCTCCTGAAGAATTTAAAGCAAAGGAAGATAAAGTTACTGCGTGGATGGAGAAGTGGGGCAAGCCTGCTGGTATTGCAGGAGCAGGACTCGTATCCTTTGGTTCTTTGTTTCCTTCCGATGCTGATGCAGCTCCTTTTGGAAATCCTGCAACAGTAGTTCCTGGTGGTTTGAAAGATCTCATTGTTAACTCTGGTAAGGCAGTTGATGAAGTTGTACAGAAACTAGTTGAAGGTGGATTCGGTCCACCTAAGATAAGTGCAGATGGACATGCAATGGACTGGTTAATGAGATCAATGTCTTTTGCTCCAAAGAATGCTAACATCTTTCCAAGAACTAAAGTAAATTTCTTCGATAAGATTTCTTCTCCACATATGAGAGATGATATACATATGGATGCTAGGTATGCTGATGGTACACGAGCACCATTTAGCATGGCTAAAGAAGTTGGTTATAGAAGTCAAGTTATATTAGCTAATACAGATGCATCATTGAAGGTTGTCAATAATATACTTAAAGATGCGGGCATTGAATCTCAGTTAGATGATGTATCAGCATTATTCAAACCACTCGTGGATAAGTATCATAAGCAAGTTAACTTAGAGAATCCTTTCTGGCATGGTGAAGTTGAAGCTATGGATAAGGTTCTTACTGGTAAGTTTAACAGTGAATCAGATACAAGCCTTAAGAAACTAAGTAAGTTCATAAAGATATCCAAAGGTGATCTCAGTGGATTAGATGCGGAAGATAAAGCAATGTATGAGGAAGTACTAAAGCGTAAGCAAATTGCTTTAGATAAACTTGAAGAACTTAAACCTACTCTTGA